AGAGGCTCCATCGGGGTGGATGCTTGGTCAAATAAAAAAGTTCGGGGTGCGTTGTTGCGTCGTTGGATGCGGTCGGCGGTCTTGCGGTTGCCGTATCTGGCTCCTCGAGCGGTGTTACATCGGGCGCAGGATCCGACGATGTTGTCTCTTGCCCAGAAGTCTCCGCCTCGGTCGGTCTCGATGATGTGGTCGGCTTGGGTGGAGGGTGCGTTGTTACACCAATGGCACATCGGTTCTTCTGCGATGACTTGTCGGCGTAGGGCCTTCCATCTGGCTGAGCCGTAGAGGGGGTTGCCTGAGGGCATCAGCCGATCCCGGCTCCGGCGCAGGCCGCGCATCGGTGGATGACGTCGTTGGTGTCCACGGTCTTGCCGATGCCATGGCATTGTCCACAGAGCCTTGGCTCGGGTGTCTTACTAGATGCCAGTTCTCTCATAGTCTTTACTTGTTCAGTCTTTACTAATACGTCGGCATTATCCCCGTGAGGTTTATCCATGTGAGGCGTGACCTGCCTGTCCACAGTTCCCACAGGGTTACACACAGGGCTGTCGAATACGTCGATGTCGTACTTCCAGCGTCCAAGCGTGTCCTGATAGCGGCGACGCTTCACGTACCCGGCGCGCTCCAGTTCGGTCATGGCGGTCCGGATCGCGTCGAGGCCTTCCTTCTTGACGGTGGCCAGGTGGGCGGTGGAGGTCTGCCAATGGTCAGGCTTGGACAGGATGTAGACGAGGACTCCGGTCGCCTTGAACGACAGGCGGTCGTCCCCGATGACCTCGTTCCGGATGACCGTCCAGTTCGTCTCCGGGCGCGGTGTACGGCGGATCATCGGACCACCTCGCGGAGCATTGAGTCGTCCTCGCTGTAGGTGTGTCCGCCTGCGCTGATGACCTCCCAACCGTTGCCGGTGCGCGGCCTGATGAACAGGACCAGCACCCACAGTCCGGACTGTCCGTTCGGATTGACCTCGAGGGGTCGGATGGGTTGTTGCCATGGATGGTTCATTGTGTGCTCCTTGATAGTCGGTTCAGGATGGTGACCATGTCGGTCGGCCTCCAGACGTAGGCCTCGGCTCCGCAGGCCACCAAGGTGCGGATCCACCGGTCCTGCTCGGGGGACAGGCGTCCTCGAGCAGACTTCAGTTCGGCGAAGATGACGCCGCGATCGGGATGGGCGAGAACGAGGTCGGGGAAGCCTGAGTCGCCTTGGAGGGGGGTGGCACAGACGCCGGGGCGTATCTGGACGGTGCGAGTGTGATTGACGCGCCAGCCGTGCCAATGCGCCGCCTCGATAACTGCCGACTGGAACTCGGCCTCGGGGCCTCTCATGGCAGGTCGGTGATCGGGATCAGGTCGGCCTGAGGGACGGTCAGGAACACGAGGCCCTTCTGCTCGTATGCGCCGCCGTACTCGACGACGTAGTCCAACGTCTGCCAGCCTGCGACACGCACCGACGAGCCTTGGATGATCGCCAGAACGTAGGGGGTGGACGGTGGACAGCGGTCCGCCTCCACCTCCTTCACGATCAACTTGCCGCCTTGGTATCGGGTGGAGCGCACCTCGAGGCGGTCTCCGACGTCGTGCCGTTGGGGGCCGTGGACGCCGGTCCATTCGAGGCCGGTGGCGATCGCCACGGCAAGTTCCCCCATACAGCCGTCCACGTTGTAGGAGATGACCTGCTCCGGGGTGAGGCCGTCCTTCATATTCTTGCGTCGGCCTTGGACGTAATGATCGGCGCGTCCGACCGCCTCCTCATGGCATAGAAGCATTTGTTCGGGGGACAACTCGACGAGCATTAGAACGGCTCCTCGGCAGGCTTGCCGGACTTCTTCTCCTCTTGGAGGCGTGTAATCAGCCGGTCGAAGGTGTCCTTTGTTGTCGGTACGGAACCGGCGTAGCCCAAAGCGCGCAGGAAGTTCGTTTGACGATCGGTCGGTGTCCAGCCGGATCCGGTGCTGTTTGTCGCGCGTCGTTGCGGAGCCGGTCCCTTAGCCCACAGGGCGAGCGAGATGCCGAACCTCATGGCGGCGTTGCGGAGGAAGTCCGATACCAACTCTTTATCGAGGTCGGCCTTGTGAGCCTCGACGGATCCGACAGCCGGACGGGTGACGCCGAGGAGGGTAAGGCGGCCCCACATAGACACGGTCGGGATCTCGATGATCGTGCCGTCGCGCTTCTTCATTTTGCCCATCTGTAAGTGCGTGGCTGGTCGGCCTGCTTCCCATGCGACGGGTTCCCATGTCCACTGCGGGTCGATCTCGATGAGGATGCGGGTGATCTCGGCGTGTCCGACGTAGTCGAGCAGGACGCCGTTCTTGTCGATCTGGGAGACGGTCTCGGGGTCGGGCGTGTAGTAGTCGGCGAGGGCGCCTAGGAGCGGGTGGAGGTCAGGCACGACGCGCCTCAACGGTGGCGTAGGACGACAGATCGAAGCCCATCAGACGTTGCCCCGATTCTTCATCGTGTAGATCGTCATTCCGATCGCCCACACATTCCAGAACATGAGTAGCGCCTCGGCCCATGTTGGCATCCATGAGAACACGAAGATCATGGGGAGGCAAATGATTCGCTTGTTCTTCACTTCCGACGCGCCTCCGCTCGTTCTTGGATGCGGACGAGGTTGTGGAAGTGCTCGGCCTTGTAGCAGGGGAAGCACCAGACAGCCCACGACGACGGCGAGAAGTGGAAGATCTGCTCCCCGGCAAGCGGTGCGCCACAGCGACAGCAGGCTCCAGCGGTGGGCTTGGCGATCTCGGTGCGGTCAATCATTGAAGCCTCCGAGGTTGAGGCGGACGAGGGTGTCGGCGGTCGTCTTGGTCATGGCGGACGGCGACACCTCGAGCGAGGTGAGGCAGTAGGCGCACTCATACAGGGCTTTGCGTAGTTCGGCGCGGTCCTGCCGTAGTTGGGCGATGGCGTGGGCCATGGCGATGATCCGTGTGGTGGCTTCCTCGAGTGCGAGGGTGGCGTCGCGGATCGGGTCGATGCTGTCGGTCATCGGATTATCCTCTCGTCGGTTTATCCGACACGGTAGCGGATGGGTGTCTCACAGTGGTGGAGGCGTGACCGTTCGCGTTCGGTGGTGCCTCCCCAGATGCCCGGAAGGGAGCGGTCTGGGAAGGTCATGGCGTAGGCGAGACAGGCCTGACGGACCGGACAGGCCGCACAGACCTTCTTGGCCTTCTTGGCGTCGGCGGCCCCTTGCCGTCCCGGCTGGGGGAAGAACATCTCGAGCGGTAGGTCGAGGCAGTCGGCGTCGGTCATCCAGTCGGGCTGAAGGATGTTCAGCACGGACGGCTCCACGGCTCCCAGCCACAGCCGTGATGGTGCTGATGCCAGTTCCAGATCTCGAGGGCCATGGCGAGGTTCACCTCCGGCTCGTTGATGCGATCCCAAGAGCCGAACAGGTGGGCGACCTCCTCCTTCCACACTTGGTTGATCTGAAGGAGGCCGTGGTCCCAGCCGTTGAAGTTCTCGTGACCGGGGATGATGTTCAGGCACCGGGACTCCTGCCACATCTCCTCGAGGACGTTCACGATCTCGCTCTCATGCCAGCCGACCTCGCGCGCCAGAGAGGCCCATTCCTGACAGGGGGTGCCCTCAGGGAGGGGGAGGAAGTTGAGGTCTGCTTGGAGCGCGTCGTGCGCGGTGACGGTCGTGGTCGTTGCCGGGGCTGTGATGGGCGCGGCGGTGACCGGGGCGAGGGGGACCGTGGCGACGGTCGGCTCGGTGACGATCGCCGCGATCGTCTGCGGGTCGTCTGCGAGCATCCGGTGAAGGATCTCGTTGCCTGCGATCAGGGTCATCAGGCCCATGAATCCGAGTACGAGATAGTCGGACAGTCTGAACTTCATTGGTTCTCCTTGAGGTCGGTCCAGCCGAGGCTGGCGGAAGGGTCCCCTACGGTCTACCGACTCGGAGTGTCGATGTCAGGGATACAGGGCCTTCCAAGTTGTCGGGCCTACGACGCCGTCGATGATGAGTCCTCGAGCCTTCTGGAAGGTGCGGACATGCTGATCGGTGGCGCGACCGAACTGTCCGTCCGGGGTGATCTTGAGGGCCTTCTGGACGGCGACCACAGCAGGACCGGTGGAGCCGACCCGTAGGGGCTTGCCGGGATAGGTGGGCTGTGACGGTGCGGACGGTGCGCTCGGGGCCGTCTGAGGCGATCCTGAGAGCCTCTCAGGGACCGGTGTGGCGTCGTTCCATCGGTCGGGATGGGTCTCAACGTGGATCCATGCGTCGCCTTGTCCGGGGGACCGCTTCACCCATCCGCGACCAGCCTCCCAATATTGCTTGATCCGGTAGTGGTGGATCCTCTGAATGCCCAGTTCTTCGGAGTGTGCGATCAGCCACGGGAGGATGTCGTCCTCGAGGACGGTCTGGTCGGTGTAGCCGAGGTCGAGGGCCGCGCCGAAGGCGTGGGAGGACCATGCTGTTCCGCCTCGGAC